GCGGCAGTACAGGCAAGAATGGGATGACAAAAAACGCAGCTTCAGAGACGCGCCAAGACACGACTTTACAAGCCATGCAGCAGATGCGTTCCGATACCTTGCAGTCGGGCTTGAAAACAGAACAAAGATGGTCAAGCCTCCTCAACAGGTTGCGGACAACAGTTACAACCCTTTTCAACATTGATTTGAGTAAACCTTAATGGAAATCAGCAGCTTTCACTACGACACTGCATCTATGATGATGGAATACAGCCCTTATCATGCTGACTATACAAGGGCTGACAAAAGATTGTATTTAGAGCCACCATTGGCAATGGGCAATTACATATTTGGTTTAGATGCTGAAGCGACTCCTTACTTATTTGCTACATGGGCATTCCCCGACTACGATGACATTGACCGATACATGGAAACGGGCAAGTTTCCGCCTAGCGCATGGCGTGGTGATGGCGATAGTCCTTGGGTTATTGATTTTATCTGTTTTGGTGGTCGCAAGGGCATAACTGAGGGCTTTAGGTCTTTAAAAGACATTTTTATTCAAATGGGTTATAGTGACTGCTATTGGTTAAGAACGGAAACTGGCAAGGTCGGTTTTCATAAGTTAAAGGAGAAGTAACATGGGTTCAGGCGGCGGCGGTGGTGGCGGCGGCGGAGGTTCTGGTAACAACCGCAGACGCAAATCCGAAGAACAGATTAGACAGGAGCGGGTAGCTGCAAGAAATGCTGCTAGAAAAGCGGCAGCCGATAAAGCTGCTGCTGATAGAAGGGCTGCTGAGTCTGCAAAAAGGTATTCCTCCAACAGGCCTGACATGATTGACAGTCAGCCATCGGCTCCTCCCTCAAGACCAAGCCAACCTAATAATGACAGGCCTAGTGACAATAAATTTGGCGTAACAGCACGCAAGGTGGCAACAACAAAAACCAAAGAAACAAATTTTGATGTGGGTTCGGCGGCTGCAAGAGCAGACCGTGTTGACCGTGCAACTATGCTTAGCGGAAAGCCTACGCCGCCAGCTAAGACTGGCGCAAAGCTAGGTGATACAGGCGGGCCAGCATCTGAAAAGATGCGCGAGGTTGGTGTTCGTTACACGCCTACATCCAAGCCCGGTGGCGGTTTAGAAATGAAGGCCGACATTAAAAAGACTGCACCAAGCGGTGAGTTGGCTCGTACTCTTGGCCCAAGCCCCGGAGATGTGCTGGCTACTGTTGGTGATTTGCCAAGTGTAGACAGAGACACAGCAGCTGCAAATATTGCTGGCCGTCCTGACTTGAACCGCGATGTTCTTGGCGACCTTGCAACCCGCGCTAGGGTTGGGCAGCTGCCAGACACGCCAGTCGGAAGCGTGAACCTATTAAATGCAATCGGTGCAAAGTCGGCCATGAATATCCTGACAAAGATTGCTAAGGATGAGCCTGTTATTAAGGATGGAAAGATTACTTACAGCACAGAGATTGTTAAGGATGAGCGCGGTGGTGTCGCTGGTGTTATTGAGCCGGGGCTTATCGAAGGAACTAAGGTTTATACGGGGCGTCCTGACCTTGACCCGTTTAAAGGGGAGCCAGAACGCGATGAGCCAGAGCCTCAGCCCCAGCCGGATGAGCCAGTGATTGAAGATGAGGCAGCGGAAACACTGCTTGCGCCGACTAAGAAACGCGCTAGGGCTACTCGTTCTAAGCGTTTTGCTGGTGAAACCCTGCTGGAAGGCGGGGGAGTCCTATACAAGTAAGGTTGGTAACATGGCAGTACAGCAAGAATCCCGGAGAGAAGCAGGTATACAGGCACTTAAAACTGCTCAAGAAGATGTCATGGGCAGAACCATAGACGCCTTATTTACTGTTGAGTCGGCTAGAGGCGAACTGCAAGGCCAAGAAGAATACGGCAATACAAGTGGTAAGTACCATATTAAAGACGAAACGCGGAGCATGTTTAAGATTGATGCCTCGTTGCCGGAACAAGAACAGGCCAGACAAGTTGTTATGGGTTTCATAGGTTTTATGAAAAACGGAAACAAGGACTTGGGCATTCCCAGCATAAACTTTGACGCACTTACTGCTGATGAGCAAGTTGCTAGTTTGTCGTATGTATACAATGCGGGTCACAATCAACCAAATTTTCGTAAGGCATTGGGCCATCTAGCCCGCGCTCGTTCTGGTAAAACTGACTACGACACAGCCAAATTAGCCAAAATTGCTGCTGGATTTATGGATGTTTATAAAGCAGGTGGCGCTGCGTCTCTTGGCCTAATAAGGCGGCGGCTATCAGAACAAAATGTCTTTATTAATGGTGGTAAAATAAACCTTGATTTGGATGTGAACCGCCTTGATGGAGTCAAAACTATAAGGGCTAATATGCAATCTGCACTATCCGGCCTAAATGATTTTGAGTCATACATGAAGCTGCGAGATATGACGCTGCCAGCGCCAAGCCCAATAAGGAGAGTGATATGAGTTTTCTAACCCCCAAAATGCCAACACCACCCCCAGCCCCACCTCCACCGCCAGAGCCTGACATGGGCAAAGCAAAAGCATTGGCTGAAGAAGCGATGACAGGCGAAATGAAGCGCCGTAAGGGTCGTGGCTCCACTATTGTGGCTGGTGCGCTAGGTGATACAGCAACACCTACAACCAAAACACCAACACTATTGGGGTAAGTCATGGATAAAGCAGTCAGCATAGCAAAGCGGTTTGACTATATTAAAAGCCGCCGCGATAACTGGGACACACACTATCAGGAACTTGCGGACTACATGCTTCCGCGCAAGGCTGATATTGTCAAGAAGCGGTCACGCGGCGAGAAGCGCATGGAACTCATCTATGATGGCACTGCGCTACAGTCTATTGACCTAATGGCTGCTTTTCTTCACGGCATGCTTACAAGTGGTGCGGCGCCTTGGTTCCACCTAGATATCAAGGATACTGATATTAACCGTGATGACGATGTGCGTGAATGGTTGCAAGACACATCTATGCGTATGATGCGTGCATTTAACCAATCAAACTTTGAGACTGAGGTGCATGAGACCTACGTTGACTTGGTTGTATTCGGTACATCCTGCATGTTTATTGAAATGGACAAAGGTGACCTACGATTTAGCACACGCCACATTTCTGAGTTCTACGCCCAAGAAGACCAGTTTGGCATGGTGAACACCGTATTCCGTATGTACAGAATGACTGCGGAGCAAGCTGTAGAGCGCTTTGGCATTGAGAATGTCAGCGACTTCATTAAGAAAAAGGTTGAAAAGAATCCTGATGAGGAAGTCGAGATACTGCATGCGGTTATGCCTCGCACAGAGCGCGATGTAACAAAGGGTAACAACAAGAACATGCCATTTATGTCTGCGTATCTTTGCATGCAGACTAAGATGATTATGTCAGAGGGTGGTTTTGAGGAACTTCCTTACGTTGTGCCGCGCTTTTTGAAAGCAACTGGTGAGGTTATGGGTCGTTCACCAGCTATGACTGCGCTGCCTGATGTTAAGATGCTGAATTTGATGTCTAAGACAATTATTCAGGCTGCACAAAAGCAGATTGACCCGCCTCTGCTTGTGCCTGATGACGGTTTCTTGTTACCTATTCGTACACAACCGGGGGGTCTTAACTTTTTCCGGGCAGGCTCAAGAGACACCATCACACCATTGCAGACTGGCGCCAACATTCCTATTGGCTTAAATATGGAAGAACAGCGGCGGGCTGCAATTCGTCAAGCATTCTACGTTGACCAGATTTTGTTCTCAGGCCAGCCGGGGATGACAGCTACAGAGGTTATCCAGCGTCAAGAGGAACGCATGCGCGTTATTGGCCCTGTTCTTGGCAGGCTAATGAATGAAATGCTGCGCCCTATGATTGACCGTGTATTCTCGCTGATGCTGCGTGATGGCATGCTGGCAGAACCACCAGAGATTTTGCAAGGCCGTGACATAGACATTGAATATGTATCGCCGCTGGCAAAGGCACAAAAGTCTAACAGCCTTAACAACACGATGCGTGCGCTTGAGATATTGCTTCCGCTTGCACAGTCGTTGCCAGTGGGGGACCATATTGACCCAGATGGCTTAGTTGAGCATGTTACTGATGCGCTTGGTGTCCCTAAGACTACACTCCGCTCTAGCCGTGAGGTAGCAGAGACACGCAAGCAACGCGCTGAACAAGAGGCCATGATGATGCAGAGACAGCAAGAACAGGAAGATGTGTACACTACAGCGCAAGCTGCACAGGCCGTTAGGATGGTTCAAGAATGAAAGAAATAGAACAGCTGCGAGATATGTATAAGAAGACCTTTGACTCCAATGCGGGACTCAAAGTGCTAAAAGACCTTGAGGCACGCTGCAACTGGCGTGGTTCAAGCTATGTGGCAGGCGATGCTAATGCCACGGCTTTTGAAGAAGGAAAACGTGCTGTTATCCTTCATATACACAACATGATGACAGAGGAGAAGTAATGTCTGAAGAAGCAATCGAACAGGTAGCCCAGCCAGAGGCCGCACCGCTGGAAACCCCAGCAGAGGTGGCACAAGGCGGGTCTGGTCACGATTTTCTGAACATGATTCCAGAGGAACTGCGTGACCACCCAAGCCTAAATCCTATTCGTGATGTAGGTAACTTAGCGAGGTCTTATGTAAACGCACAAAGGCTAATCGGAGCAGATAAACTACCGATGCCTATGAACCCAACGGATGAAGACTTAGACAACATTTATGGGAGACTAGGAAGGCCAGAGACACCGGAAGGCTATGAAGTTACAGCTGACGGCAATATAGTTACAGAAGAAATTGCCAATGATTTCAAAGGTGTAGCGCATCAACTAAGGCTGACACCGGACCAAGCGTCCGGTATCTTGGAATACTACAAGTCAATGTCTGAGGGGAGTGTGGCAAAAATGCAACACTCTGAGCAGGAGTATCAGCAGCAGGTGCAGACCGAACTCAAGCAAGAGTGGGGCGAGGCATACGAAAGCAAGATACAATCGGCAGCAAATGCTTTTCAGGAATTTGCGTCACCAGAGGTGTTAGAGATGCAGCTTGCTGACGGCACTAAGGTAGGCAATCACCCTGATTTTATTAAGGCATTTGCAAACATTGCGTCCTTCAGGCATAGTGTAACCAGTGAAGATACAGTGTCTGACTCAACACAGGCTGGGTTTATGTCGAAAAATGCCGCACAAGCGGAGATAAATTCGATTATGACTTCTCCGGTGTACACAGATTCAAAGAATGTTGTAGGTCGCCAGCAAGCGATAGACAGGGTTCAAGAACTAATGACGTACATCCATGGATGATGTTGAGATTAGGCTAGAATGTTTACGAGTTGCGTTAGAGTATGGCACACAACGTGACGTAGTAAATCCAGACTCACTTGCAGACAGGTACTACAAGTGGGTCATGCAGGGTAGCGGGGAAACTCGTCCTGTTGGCAGTCGGGAAGACGACAGCCCCAAAAGGGCTAATAAAGCTAGGGGTGTCCGCAAGGGTAGCACACCGCAATTAGTGTAAATGTAACCGTGAAGCAAAGGAGGACATTATGTCCACACAAGTAACCACGGCATTTGTACAACAGTATTCTGCTAACGTGCAGATGCTATCACAGCAGATGGGTTCTCGTCTGCGTGATGCGGTGCGTATTGAGAATGTTGTTGGCAAAAATGCCTTTATCGACCAAATTGGCGTAGCAACTGCGCAAGTTCGGTCATCTCGTCATGCCAACACTCCACAGATTGACACGCCACACTCACGGCGCCGTCTGACTCTGGCTGACTACGAGTATGCAGACCTTATTGACGACCAAGATAAGATTCGCATGCTCATCGACCCGACATCATCCTATGCACAAGCCGCAGCAG